GATACCCCAGCCAGCCTCGATACCACAGCCAGCCTCGATACCCCAGCCAGCCTCGATACCACAGCCAGCCTTGATACCCCAGCCAGCCTCGATACCACAGCCAGCCTCGATACCACAGCCAGCCTTGATACCCCAGCCAGCCATAAGCGTATGATCCACGCGGATCGCTTTCTTTGCCTCGACCCTTCCTCTCACTACCAGCCGATCGTCCAGCTCGACCTCCAGCGAATCCTCGCAGATCAAGTCACCATCCAACACGTAATCGCCGTTTGCGATTCTCGCGAGCTTTTCAAAATCCTTTGTGATCTTCATAATTAAACCGCCTTTTTTGTTAAATAGTACTTTACAAAATGTACGGGTTTCCCGTATCTGTTTATAGCCATTTGTGGCTCTGTCTGGAACGTGTAGCCCTTGGCTTTCAGTTCCTTAATGCGTGTCGCTAACTGGGTAATGCCTAAATCCGCATAGGCTTGGAAAGAAGTAATACTACCAAAGTCAGCGATGTACTTTAGGATCAGTTCCTTTTGCGTCATTGCATATTCCTTTCTTTTGCTTCCTCTGCTTTGATCACCGCCCGCAGAAGGGCTTCCGCGGAGCGCTTGATCTCCTGTAACCGCTTTTCGTTTTCCTCTTTCGCAATGTCGGGGAAATGTACCCGTACCGTTGCGTTTGGATATGTAAATACCCGACTTTGCATATAATCACCTCGCTATACTGTATGCCCCGCCCGTTTGTCCATATGCCTTGTGGGCTTGGCCTTGATTTTCCCGTCGCTTTGCGCGGTTTATTTTTTGTTGTCATTCGCACTATGCGACGCTTGGGGTTAAATTAAAGCTACTCCAAGTAGCTCCTCGCGTTCTTCCGCTGTGTGCAAGTTTAGGATGTTGCATAGCTTGTAATACTCGTCAAGGTAAATTCGACGGTTATTATTAAGCTTTTGGTTAAACGTTGCGACGTTGATGTTTAATGCTTTTGCGACCTCTGGTTGAGTTAGCCCAAGCATAACCATACGCGCCTTGACCTTTCTCGTGTCGATCATTGGATCACCTCCTTTTATTCGTTCATAAAGTGAACGGTAGCGTTAAAACGTCTGCGCTGGTCGTTGATCTCGTGCTTTAAGCAGTTTATCTGCCCTGTCAGCTCTTCCTTTTCCAGCTCCAGATATTCGATGTATTCAAATAGTTCTTTGTCTTTCTTGCGTAGCCATAAGAGAAAACTCGCAAGGCCTGCGCCAACTAAGAGCAAAGTCACCATAATAACATCGAGAAAAACCGTTGCGTTCATTTTGTACCTCCTTATCTTCTGCGGGGAATAACCGCCCCGCTCGGTGTTTTGCTATTTAGCAAACAACCTCAACCAGCTTCACGTCGAAGTCTGCGTTTCCCGTCCGAAAGACGCGATCCATATAACTCTCCACTTCCTCGTGGCGCAGACCGTAACCGCCTCTTTTAAATATGTCAATGAAGCCGTTGCGCTCCTTCTTGTTTTCGGCCTTGTAGGTATACCAGCTATTGCCACGCTCATCGGCGGAGACAAAGGGAGAAATCTTGAAATATTCGATCCACTCCCGAAGCGTCATTTTGACGATCTCGCCGTTTTCATCTACCAGCCACTCGTTGTGTACCTTGAAGTTCATTTGTCGTACCTCGTTCTTTCGTGTCGGTTTTTGTCGAAATGCTTCGCGTAGTGCGATTTCTTGATTATATTATACTCGCACAGTGCGAATTTGTCAAGCCTTTTTGCGAATTTTTCTTGCGATTTTTAAAAAAATTTTCGCTTATCTGTTGCATTTTGGTTTTTTTAGGTTTACAATAGGGTAAGTTATATTTATTAATACGAAAGGAGGGAATGCTTATGGATATGAAGGTTTTTGCAGAACGATTGAAAACGGCTCGTTCGGAGCGCAATATAACGGCCACAGAATTAGCCGAGGCATTAGGCATAAACAAAGCTACAATATATCGATATGAAAATGCGGAGATTGGCAAAATAAAAACTGTTACGATCAACGCTATAGCGAATTATCTAAATGTAAACCCCGACTATTTAATCGGTGCCACAGATAACAAGCACACGGTTAAAGAAGCCGAGGATTTATTAAACAGCATAACAGACGGGGAAAAAGCGCTATTAGAAATGTTTAGGCGTGTTCCTGTTGACGATCAACAGATGGTTTTGGATATGATACGGATCGCTCTAAAACAGAGCCAATAATTATTATGGCAGTAAGGAGAGCTTGGTGAGGATTTTCGTTTTCACGAATAAGGGTTAGTAATTCTTTCTCGGTATTTGTCATATGTTTTACTCCTTTTACAATTCACTATGTAGAACGTGTGCTTTTGCAAATTTTAACCCATAAGCTGGGAAAAGTCACGTGGGATTTGCTGGGTGTATTGTAAGACTTTTCCAACTTAAAATCAATACTCAACTTTGAGAATTAAACTCTCGCCCTTGTCCGTATTTTGGACGAGAATGTACAGTTACAAACGACAACTTTGTCAGTATGAAAGGACAACTATGTGGCTTGAAAAATTAAAAGAATTAAAAAACGAGACAGGAATGTCCGTGAAGCAGATCGCGGAAAAGAGAGGAATGTCCGAAAAGACCGTTGCCCGTATATTTTCGGGTGAAACAGACCGTCCGTATATGGATACGCTATACGAAATCGTAACGGCGCTTGGTGGCTCTCTTGATGATCTTTTTGCAGAAGGTAAAGCACGGCTGGCAAGTGAAGAGCTTATCGCCGTTCAAAATGACGTAACACGGCTTACGGCTGAAATTGGTTTACTCACCGCCGAAAACACTATGTTAAAAGAAAAAGTGAACGTCATTACTTCCGAGAATGATCTTCTCCGAATTAAACTTGAACACAAAGAGGAAATTATCTCACTACATAACTATTACCGTTCTGTTATGGGAAAGTTTAAAGAATAACAGCCTGCGATAATAGTATAATACTGACATCAACTGACATACAATGTCATTTACACAAAAAAAGAAAGGAAGTGAGAATATGTTTACTTATCACGGCGTAACAATATCAGCAAACGAGATATTAAAATATTCCCGAAAGTCACGTACCGACGATCCGCTCTTGACGATTGAGGAAGTACTGGAGAAGCACGAAAGAATATTAAATGAATGGTGCGAGCGCAATCTGGGTGAAACAGTACCCGCTTGTAATTCGTTTCAAGAGATCGTTTCGGGCGAAACTATAGAAGCCCGCCCAGACTTTCAAAAGATCCTCCGTTTGATCGAGAGCCCAAAATATAAAGCAATTTTGGTTGTAGATACACAACGACTGTCCCGTGGTGATCTGGAGGACGCTGGACGACTTATTAAGCTCCTACGCTACACAAACACCTTTGTTATCACTCCCGATATGGCGTTTGATCTCAGCGAGGAATACGACAGGGAAAGATTCAAGCGCGAATTGGAGCGCGGTAACGATTATCTGGAATACTACAAAAAGATAAACTGGCGCGGAAGGTTGGAAAGCGTTCGATCTGGCTATTATATCGGCTCTATAGCGCCTTATGGATATGACAAGGACACAATACCCGACGGAAGAAAAAAACGCCCCACGCTCAAAATAAACGAACGTGAGGCAGAAGCAGTGCGCCTTATCTTCGATCTGTACGTCAACCAAGATATGGGTATGACAAATATCGCCCACCAATTAAACGGGCTGGGCTATAAGACCCGCAAAGGCGAGCTTTGGAAAACGGTCACGATTCGGGACATTCTTTTGAACGTCCACTACATCGGGAAAATTAAATGGAATTGGCGAAAGGCCGTCAACGTGGTAGCAGACGGAGAAATCAGCAAAACGAGGCCGAAAAGCAAAGACTATTATATTTTCGACGGAAAGCACCCCGCTATTATCGACGAGGAATTATTTGAGCGCGCACAGGCAAAGCTCGGCAAAAACCCACGCACAAATACAAGCCACAAATTACGAAACCCTCTCGCTGGGCTTGTGTACTGTCAGTGCGGGAAAGCTATGGCATACCGCCAATACAAGGACACCGACGGGAACGATCGGTGCGCTCCGCGTTTGCTTTGCAATAATCAAATGTACTGCCATACTCAGTCGGTTACTTATGACGAGATCTTGGA